GTCATCTAAATCTTCAAAGCCTTCAATATCTAAGTCAACATGTGACTCATACATTTCAAAGCGGTCGTCGTTAGTAGCAGAGAAACCAGTTTCTTTATCTTTGCTTTCTTGAATGTCACTAGTAAATTTATCTGGTTCACCGAGCTCAACATCACGGTAAAAGCCAGCATTCATTAGCTTTAACAATTCGTTCTTAGTCTTGCGCATGCGGTGTGTAATGCGATGGCAAGTGTTAATTTCGGAGATGCCGTACGGCAGTATGATGTCTTCAGCTGGAATAAATACGGATACTGGACGCCCTAGACTTGGGTCGTAGTAGACCTTCTTAAACGCAGAACCAGCGCTTGGCAAGTTCCAAAGCATTTTTTCGTGCTCAGGTCTGTACTCAGGCATCTTTTCTGTAAGTTGATAGTTCATGTCATCTTCAACACGACTAGCCGCATCTTTTTTCTCTGGGGTATCACGCCCAATGATTTGCGTTCTTACAGGTCCCTTTGCTGGGAACGTTTCCATAATAGTGTCAGATTGAAACCGCACTACCGCTTCAGTGATCATTGGGTGAAATACACCGCACGCACCATCCCAAGGCTCGGTTCTTTCTTCAAACTTCAAACCAAGCAACACAATACCGTCTTTGTACATCTTCTCCCAGTCAGAGCGGGAGCCAATGTCGTTATCAATATCTTCTGATAGATCACTAGCTAGCGTTTCTAAAACGCCGCTATCTAAAACGTCAGCTAAGTTTTCATCAAAGTCGGCATCTTCTTCACCTTTTTCCATTGACATAATTTCTTCGCCACCAACGCTGACCTTCAGTGCTTCTGGGTCTTCTACTTCAATTTCTATATCTGGTTCTTCATTATCTAAACCAGCGAGTCCCTGCGGGGCTGCGTATAGTGATTTCTCAATGCTCATAATTTTTCCTAATAATAAGCCGCACGTCTGCGGTATTTGTAAGTTAAGTCTTCTTGTTCGTCTGTTTCAAGGCTGATAAAGCCCCCCTGCCTGTAACGCAGTAGTGCCTGAGTAGTAGTATCCACGAAGTCATCGTGTTCGCCAACTGGAAATGACGCAATCTCTTCAATTACTTCTCTTGCCCAGCGTGTATCCGGTGCCCATACTTTACCACTTGTAAACAGATCAGCTACAGCATTTAACCTGACCATCTTGTCATTACCACGACTTGGGCTAAATTCTTGTACGGGTATCCCAATAAGCCTAAGCTCTTGAATTAACGGGGCACCCGCCGCCTTTTTCTCCACAATGAAGGCATCTGGTTTCCATTCTTTGTAGTGTTTGAGTGCAATTTGTTTTAGCTCCGGAAAAGTCATGCGGTCTTTAAAGGCATCCAACATAATGATGTTGGGGCTACGTTTATCTTCATTATCGTAAAAAACACCCCACGTCGTACAGGCAGAGTAGTCTGAGTTGTTCTTTGTTTCAAACGCCGTATCCCAAGACTGAATCACGTACTCACACTTCGGCGGATCATCTGCTTCCCATATTCTCCAGTCTTTCCTAGACACTAGCGCACTCATGTCGCTGGTCGGGTTCTGCATGTACTGGGCGTTCCAATATCGTGGGTCGATGGACTGCTGGGTATTCTTTAACGCTTCTAGGCTCCACTGCGCAGGCCACAAACTTTTTTCATGATCCGTACCGGCATCCATGATGGCTGGCAACTCTACAATTTCCCAAGGTATAGTCTCTGGGTTTTTAATCTGGTAGTCAATCAAGCGACCCGTAAGGTCCAAAAGGGACCATCTAGTCATAATAACGATGATCGCACCCCCCGGCATTAAGCGTTGCAAGGGACCCGTTTGGAACCAAGACCACGCGTTATCGAACGCCAGCCTTGAGTTTGCTTTCATATCTTGTTCAGAATGTGGATCGTCAATTACGAAAAGATCCGCTCCACGACCAGCCAGAGCCCCGCCAACACCAGCTGCGTAATACTGACCACCAGCACCAGTACTCCACTTCCCTGCCGCTTTCTGGTCATCGGCGACAACTGTTTGGGGGAAAATTTCTCTGTATTCTTCGCTATCAATTAAGTTCCTTACCCTCCGACCAAAGTCTTCGGAGAGAGACGCCGTGTGCGTACCCATAATAATCTTCTTATGGGGGAAGTTGCCTAAAAAATAGGCAGGGAATAAATAAGAGCTGAACTCCGACTTACCCATACGCGGGGCTATGTTGATAATGACGCGCTTTTTCTTGCCATCTACTACATCTTGGAAGATTTTAGCGAGTCGTTTGTGGTGTGGGCCTACTTTAAACCCCGGATATATGCGCTTTGCAAACTCTATCGGGTCCGTTTTGGCTGTGTGTAACCCAAACCTGTGTTCTTTCTTTTCTAAATCCGCCAGAAACGCTTGTTTCTCGACCTTGTTCATGTCTTTGAGCGCCTTTTGTGCAGCAAGGGCTTCTTCTGGGGTAAAGAAATCTAGGTTCATGCGTCTTTTTCAGGCGTTTCTTCTACATCTACTATATCCACAGCGCCCATGTACCTGCCTAGCTTCTCTTTAATGCGTGCGTCTAGCTCTTCGTCCGTTACGTCTTCTGATTTTATTGCTACGCGGTCTGTGAAGAGGGCGACCTCGGTTACTTTACCCAACATCTCCAGTGCTTTTAACCGAATTCTTGCGTCTGGGTGTTGTATTTCCTTGACTATATGGCTCACTGCCATTGAGCGTAGCTCTTCTGCTTGCTCAACAAACTTCCACTGGTAGGCCGTCACCATACCAACGGCTGACTTTATCTCTTCTGGTAGGTCAAGCTGTAATAACTTTTCTTTTGCGCGAGGGTCGTGGGTTGTTAATGCGTTGAAGGTGTTTGCTACCTTCTCTTGCTGGGTTTCTGTAAGTGTAGCCTCATCATCGTCTTGAAAAGACTCCAGCCACTTGCTGGTTTTGATCTGCGCACTAAGCGTTTCAGTGGCGTTTAAATTTTCTAGGGGGTCAAAGGTTTCGCCAGAAATTTTATCTGGTGTGTAGTCTGCTGCGGATGCTGTGACTAAGTGTTCTAAAAACAACTACTTTCCCCTTTGGTTGCGTGTGGTGCTCACGTATGGCTGGAGTATATATTATTTTTACTAGGCGTGGGGGTTTTATTTAACTTTACAATCCAACTCAAATAACTTTACAATACCTCTACCAGCGCTTTTTACTCCTTCGTTTGGGCGTTGGTTCCTTGTAAGATGGATTAGTACATCCTCGTTTGACCCCCGGACTTAAAACCCCCGGGGGTTTTTTTATTACTTCGTTTTGTACATCTTAAAAGTATCAATAGCAACGCCAATCCAAAAATCGTAAGCGTCTTTAATTGCTTTTTCAGCTTGTTGATAGGTCTTGTTTAGTTCAATAGGTTTAAAAATGTCATACATAGGGTTTCTCCTGATAGGTTGTTGATGGGTATATTTTAATTGATTTTATATTGCAGTGCAACATTGTTACTAGACGTTTTTTAAGTTGTCTAGTAGTTTTGTATAGAATTTGACATGGGTCGGTCAATTTTTTATATAGTAGTGGCACATGTTTGCGCGGGTTTTTCTTTTGTAATCAAGCGGTTGCGTTGTTATTTTTTAGAGGTGGTTTTACAAGATTTGACATAAAATTGCAGAATGGCTAAGGAACAGTGTTGTACGGGCTACGCACACCTCACAGCTATATTGGTTGGTGGGTATCGGGTGGGGTCAAAGCCTAGCCATATCAGGGTTCTCCACAAGCCGTTGTGGTATAATGATTGGGTTGATTAGTTATGAGCTATCCAACGCAACCGAGCCAAGCCTAACCGCTTGGCTTTTCTTTTTGAGGACAACCTGTCCTCTACATCTATCAAGGAGTTTAGTTATGAACGCAACAATCGTAAGCAATTACTTCAATGCACTCGAGGCTTTATTACTCGCAGGTACAACATATGCCAAGGCAGTCAAGGCTTTAGTACCTGAGTACAACAAGGCTAATGACGAGGACAAGAAAGCCATACGCAATCGAGTAGCACAAGTCATTGGCAAGAAGTACGGAGTTAAGCCTAAGCTAATGGAGAAGGGTATCAACAAGGGAGTGCTAGGCTTTGATCAACATGGTAGCGAGGCTGAGTCTAGTGCTAGGGCTTTCATGCGTAACAACTTCAAGGTCACCAAGGTAGTCAAGGGTGGCAAGAAGACTACGAAGGTTAGTCCGAAGGTTGACAAGGTAGAGCAAGCCCTTGTGCTAGTCGAGTCGTTGAGTAAGGCTGAGCAAGCCGTATTCTTCAAACGTGTTAGCCGTAAGGTTTAAGGACAAGTTGTCCTCAACGTATTGGACAGAACTTGTGGAGATTGCCGAGGAAGCGAGGTCGCTCTGCTGTTCTGTTTGTTGTCAAATCTAATCAAACTAAGGAGTAATCATGTTGAAGAAACACATCACCGAGCTTTGCATCGACTGGGAATATGGCGTAAGTATTGAGCGACTTGTTGCCAAGTATGAACTGCCAACCGCTTACATTGAAGCAATACTCACAGGCTTTTATGGTCCGACCAAACGAGCCCACAACCCAGCCGTAGGAGCAATCTAATCATGCTAACCATACAGCAAGCCGTTGCACTACGCACCCAAGCCAAAGCTAATCTGAAGCAAGAGGAGTATCGCTTAGCCGTAGCACAAGCCATTGTGGAAGAGATAGTCACAATGCAATCAGCGTTTCAGAAGTTCGACCTCACGCAGTACAACCAAACCAAAGGAGCATCACATGAATAAGCACAACCTACCAACAGCCTATGTCGTTATCTATAAAGAAGATGGCGTTATCCATAGCTTTCAACGCACACCGAAAGGCACAATGAAGATGCACAACCACTACAAGACGGCACTCAACGCACTCAAGAAACTAGGTGCTAACGATGGCTGGAACTCGGGCTGGTTCATCACAACAACAGTAGCATTGGCTCGTGCTAAGTGGGCTTAAGATCGAGGACACTCTGTCCTCAAAGGGGGTTCTCTGCAACGTGTTGTGGAGAACTCCTGTTTTTACCCCAAGTTGACATTAGTCTACCATTTGAGTGCTAGTGGCGACCTAGTAGACGCACGCAAACCCTTATACTATATGGTTGCGTCAACTTGGCAACCTACCTATATATATA